AGAAAGCTACAGCAGTGGGTACGTGATCAACTGATTGAGCATAGGAATGTACATCCAGAAGATATAGAGTCTAGGAGTATGGGTGCAGGTGGTGAAGACCTGATAATGGCACGAGATGCTAGACAAAAGTTTCCTTATTCGATAGAATGTAAGAACCAAGAGAAATTAAATGTCTGGGATGCTTATGCACAAGCAGAAGCAAACTCAGGTAACCATGAACCAATTTTATTCATCAAAAAGAATGGTAAAAAACCCTTGGTTGTCCTCTCTGCGGAACACTTTATTGGAACCGAAAGACATGGATGACCCTAAATATTCTGACGAATACTTGTTATTGAGAGCAGAATGCTTTCAACGCTTGTCTCATCAACTTTCTAATCATGTAAGGCAGGTGTATGAGTTCGCTTCTATTTGGGTTGAACAAGGACACCTTGATGCTGAAGGTATTGAGGAACAATTTGAACAGTATCTTATTTCCACACTAGAAAATTCTTATGCAAAAAGTAATTAATGTACTTGCTATTGCGTCTACTGTCGTATCTGCTGCCGTTGTTGGTAGTGGGTTATACGTATATGTCAATAGAGCATCCATCATTGATGGAGTTAAACAACAAGCTATTGAAGCAGCTACAGGAGCACTTCCAGATCTTTTAGGTTCACCTGGTACTTTACCAACATTACCTGATACCACTGGTCCTGCTTTGTCATCACCTCAGATGCCAAGTCTTTAACATATATAAGAGTAGCAACTTTTATTTAAATGTCTGAAGAAATAAAGGAAGAAGTAGTAGAAGAAACTACAGAGAAACCTAAAGGTCCTCTTGGTAAGTTGAAATCTGCTCTTCTTCCTGATGCTGAAGAACAAGCAGCAATCATCAGTACAGCAGTCAGAATTACTGTTCTTGCCTGGTCTGGTGGAATTTTAACTTTAAATTACGTTGCCATTCCAGGTATACCACAGCAGAAAATAGATCCAACTTTCATAGCTTCAGTTTTTACAGGAGTTTTAGCTAGCTTCGGGATTCAAACTGCATCTAAGAAGGGTGATGGTACCATGAAGATGAATGGTAATGGTAATGGAGCACCTGCTGTTACTGCTAAAGATATTGAGACGATCATGGCGAAGGCTGGACCGACTCAAACTATTCGTATTGAGCAAGCACCACTCAAGATAATTGGTGTTTCCGATACTGATAATAAAGATTCTTACAAGTTATAAATTGGGGTGTTGATTCCGTAACGCAGTCAGTGTTTTACCACAGTTCAGTGGTATAATTACTTATGTACGGGATTGAAATAATCATGCCCCTAACGCAACAGAATCATTACACAGTCGGTTACCACGACACCTCAAAGCAGACTTACGAGATATGTGAGTATGCAATGAGTGCCTACGATGCAATAGAACACAGCAAAGAGGATGTTTCCTATCTAAGGGAGCATCCTCATTTTGTTGATTACTGCAAGAATAATTCAGAGGTAGATAATATCTCTCGATTGATGGCATCTGGAATTCCAATGGGACATTAGAATGACTGCCATAACACAACACAAACACGAGATTATGTGGTGGATGAGTAGACTCACCATCATGGGTACTTCTTTAGGACTAGCAACTTGGCTTGCTGCACAGGCATATGTCTGATGTAGTCTGGTCAATCAATATAATGCTTGGTATTCTTCTTATTGCAGTGGGAGTTGTAATTTATGGGGTATTCATGTATGATACATGGTATCCTAACGAATAATATGGCACCAGTATACAGAGACTATGAAATTCGTATCAATCTAAATGAGTTGATCGAAAAAAGAGTTCCATGTTGTGATCTATTACATCCTGATCATTGTTTTACTGAGTCACAAGTCACTCAGATAGCACATGATATTAATATGGATTTAGATTTACATCCAATTTATCATCAGATAGATGAGCATATCATGAGATATGTGAAGGCAGCAGGTATTGATAACTCAGATCATTGGGTAGAAAAGAAGTTATCTGATCTTGAAGCCTAATTATTTCTTACTCTTATTTTTTAGAGGTGGTAGACCTTTCTTTTCTCTGTATTCATTCGCTTGAATCTCAGAACGGGAAGGTTTTACTGCAGCTTTACCAGTAACTTTAGTCAATATCTTTTTGATTAGTGGTTTGAAAACTTTTAGTATTAGATCTGCTAATGGTTTTGCAAGTAAAGCAGATGCACCAGCAACAGTAGCGATAGCAGCAGTAGTTGATGCTACTTGAGCAGAGGGTAGATACTGTTCTACTGGTCCGATATCTTCATATAATATTACACATATAGTTTTAGTAGGATTAGTAGGGTCAGTTTGGAGTTCATATCCACTGACCTTTTCCTTTTCATTAGGTCCAAGTGTTCCTATTCTTGGAGCATTAGGTCCAGGACAAGGTACTTCTTCTTCTTTTACACCACCCGTTTCAGGAACTTCTGGAGTACCTGGTGGGTCAGGTGGTGGTGCAACTGGTGGTGGTTCTTGATTATATGTAACCGTCATTTGTTCAGGTTCATATTCGATAGAAACAAATGAAGGAGTATTTGCATCACAGTATGTTTCTACACCTTTAGGATCGTCTTCACCTATCTTTTTATTTTTTTTACTATCTTTATAAACCTGAACACATCCAGGTACCTGTATAATAGGTGTTCCAATATATAATGTTTCTGTTATTGGTAGGTATGGTGGTATAGCATGGAATGGTTGATCTAAAAAGGTATGAATTTTTGGTATTGCAATTCCCTTTACGCTTCCACTGTCTACAGCACGTATATTATAATAATTTATCTTTATCGGTTCCATTATTCTGGAGTATTTCCTATACTAAATGTCCCTAAATCACTTGCATCACCTTTAGGAGCAGTTATTTGTGTAACTTCAGTTGAAGGTGGTATGGAATGTGTATGTGGTCTTATAGTATTCACACCTTGTACTACTACATCAGCACAGATGGTAGCATAGGGTGATTTTTTATGGAATGTTACACCAGATTTAATAAGTTCTCCACAATTTTTTAGTCGGGCAAGTTCAAAGTCTAAACGTTTATTGGCAGTAAGTTGTTTTCTATAATCGTTGTGTATTGCTACCGCTTCCATACAATTTCTTTGTGCCTTCTTGCTCAATGGAATACTCATTGTCATAGAAAACCCTAGGTTTACATTTTGATTTGACTTTTGTCCAGTTCTGGTAGGGATATGATATAGGATTTGACCAGGATTATCGGGTATATTATCGTCGTTATTATCTGCATTGTTGTAGACTGGATCCAAGTAGTATGGTTCGTATGGATCCATCCATGATCCTGTTCGAGTCACATATGGCGTGATGTTCATGGTAGGAATTTGACATGAAATTCCATCACCATACGTGTTAGTCATGTATGGACCTTGGAGAACCTGTATGGCTTGATTGGTTACTGAGCCAGAAGAGTTAGCAACGGGGTTTGCTGTAGCACTAACACCTCCAACATCAGTAGCGTATGCTGGTATAGCAGTATAAAGACTGCATAACAGTACTACTGGCTGAATATACTTGTTGTATCGGTGACGCTTTGTATTGTGGTGGTTCGATTTATTATTGTCTGCGTAGATAGCCCGGGGGCTTGGTACGTTTCGGTGAATTGAAACGCTGCTCCCGGAGTATGAATCTGAAAGTCTGGTTTGTTTGCTGTATCTAGGTTTGTCCATGTTGAAGTCACACCATTTTGAATAACATTTTGAGTCCCTGAGTCGGGAGATATGCTATTAGCATCGGTTTTTACATTAACACCAGAGACGCTATACTGGTACCCGGTGTTATAATCAATTGAATTGATTGTTTCTGTAACTGTACTCGTAGTTTCCGTATGGCTCGTCATTGAGCCCTGGGTAAAATTAGGTACCACAGGAACTGCATTCGCAGCAGTACCAGTTCCTAGGAGAAGTAGTAATAAAACTCTTCTCATCTTACTACTTGATTTGAATCTCAGTAACGAATTGAGAAGTACCCTGAGTACCAGCACCACCAGCAGCTAGAGTTCCAAATGAGTGAGCACTTGTTACACTACCAGCTAAACTACCTGCAGTACCTGCAGCAGTAGAAGTTACATTACTGAAGTTTCCTACAGCACCTACAGATGGAGCTGATGTTGGAACAGCATCTCCTTGGGTGTAAGATTGGCTAAAGCTAAATGCTGCCCCTGCGGTGTCTTGGGTTGCAGCAATAGTTCCAGGTGCATATACACCTGCAGTTATAGTACCAGCAGACACTGTTGCAGTAGTCGTACCATCAGTAGTATCTATATTAGAACCTGAGATTGCAAAACTTGAACCGATCCTTTCAGCTTGTGTAGCAGCAGCATTAACAGTCAGTTGAACGCTAGAGCTCATACGGGAAGTTATATCAGCACGAGCTGCTAAAGGAGTAGCGGCAATCATTAACATAACAAAAGGTAACAATTTTTTCATTTTTTACCATATGTTCATATAACTTTATTTAGTAGTAAAAATGCTCATAGTTGACACCTGCGTTTTTACATCATATAATACAAATCACAAGGATAAAGACATCCCATGCCATTACACATGCGAGAACAACTGATAAGAGCAGTCCTAGCACATGCTCAAGGAGAAATTGCTAAACATAAAGCAAATGTAGAAGTCTATTTAGAACATCCAGCAGGTATTGGAGAACATTCTGATATAACAGAAGCTATTGGAGTTGAGTTAGACAAGATTGCACGTTATCATGATCAAGTTACTGTCATAGATAAGTACTTCAGAGCGTCTTCTACTACTACTGGTGTTCAATGAGAATTTTTTTAGATACTGCTGAGACGGATCTTATTCATAAGCATTCTGCTACAGGTTTGATTGATGGTGTGACTACAAATCCCACTCTTATTCGTAAGAGTGGAAGAGATCCAGAGGATGTATATCAGGAGTTAGCAGACTCTGGTATACGTGATATTAGTATGGAAGTTGTTGGTGATGCTGATGAAATGATCACCGAAGGACAAAGGTTACATGGTAAATTTGCTTTTCAAAGTAATAAGTTGAGTATAAATCCAGTAACAATCAAGGTTCCTTTGTCACCTGATGGTCTAACTGCATGTAGAGCACTTGCATTAGAAGGTGTCCGTGTAAATGTGACCTTAGTTTTCACAGCAGCACAGGCAATACTTGCATCCAAAGCAGGAGCACATTATGTTTCCCCTTTTGTTGGTCGTTTAGATGATCAAAGTATGAATGGTATTGCTCTTATAAGTAAGATAGCAGGAATTTTTAGATTGCATGGTGCACAAACACAGGTGTTGTCTGCATCTATTCGTAATGTAAATCATGTCACAGACTCATTCCTGAACGGTGCTAACGTGGTTACTATGCCACCTAGTATATTTGAAAAGATGTATGATAATATACTTACAGATAAAGGTCTAGAATTATTTGATTTAGATTGGGCACAAGTGTCTCATAACATTATAAACTCGGTACCAAATGACATTACCAACGGTTAACATTCAAGTTACTAAAAGAGAAAGACCTTGGGGATGGTATAAAACCATCCACAGGGGTGAAGGGTATCGAGTAAAAATGCTTTATATAAAACCTGGTCAAAGGTTATCTTTACAGTATCATAAACTTAGGACTGAGGATTGGGTGATCGTTCAGGGAACAGGTGTTGTTACACAAGGAAATCTTGATACTGAGTGTAAGGTTGGTGACACTTTTCATATTGGTGTTGAAATGAGACATCGTGTAAAGTCGCATGATGATGGACTATTGATTTGTGAGACTCAATTAGGTAAATGTAAGGAAGATGATATTGTTAGATTGGAAGATGATTATGGACGTGTAAAAAACGACAATATCTATATGTGTATGAATGAGTATGGTACTGAATAATGTTATTTGTTACTGGTGGTGCAGGATTTATTGGTAGTAATTTTTTACATTATTTACAACGTACTGATGAGCAAGTAGTTGTTCTTGATTCATTATCATATGCTGCTGATATAAATTTTATTCCAAAGTATGATCAGTTCATCTTTGAGTGGTGTGATATAACAAATGAAAAACATGTCAATCATCTCTTTCAAAAATATAAACCTGAAAAAGTATTTCATTTTGCTGCTGAAAGTCATGTAGATAATTCAATCAAAAATTATAAACCTTTTTTGGAGTCTAATGTAGTTGGTACTATAAATCTAATGAATGCATCATTAGAGGTTGGTATCAAAAAGTTCCATCACATCTCAACGGATGAGGTGTATGGTTCTTTGGAATATGATGACACTGAATTATTCAAGGAAACTACTCCATATGACCCAAGAAACCCCTACTCGGCAAGCAAAGCAGCGTCCGATTATTTTGTCAAAACATGGCACAACACTTACGGTTTACCTTATCTCATTACTAATTGTTCTAATAATTATGGTCCTCATCAACATGTAGAAAAGTTGATACCACTTGTGGTAACTAATGCATTACAGGATAAGGTAACATATATGCATCAGGGTGGTCATCAGGTAAGAGATTGGTTATATGTTTATGATCATTGTGCTGCTATCTGGGAGTTAGAAGAGCAAGGTATAATAAATGATCACTTCAACATAGGTGGTGGATGTGAGATGAGAAATTTAGATGTTACTAAAATGATATTGAAGTTGATGAATAAACCATTTGATCTTATTGGTATCAATAATGAAAGACCTGGTATTGACAAAAGGTATGGAATGGATCATACTAAGATAACAAAAAGAACAGGGTGGACACCATTCACGGATTTCGAGATTGGATTACGTGCTACTGTCACTTGGTATCTAGATAAACTAACATGATTTCTTTATATGGACCAGGTTTTATTGGTAGAAATTTCTATCACATGTATGAACCTGAAGTTGAGATAGTAAACAAGGATGATCGTG